ATGACCATAGAACCTTCTTTAAAAATATGACTACCAAAAGATTCTATTTGATTTTGTAAAATAGATTGGAGACCAGTTAGTTCTCTAGCCTGAACTGGATATCCAGGTTTAAAGAGAACTTTATAGAAATTCTCATCTTTATTGAAGTCATCATAATATGGACTTACATTGAGATTTGTTTTCTGTGGCATCGTTTAAAATTCCAGTACTATTTTAATGTCTTCTTTTTGACGTAGATTTCTACTAATTATAGGTCTATTATCGAGATAAATTATTTCTCCCGATCCTTTATTTATTTCAGGAGATGCCAAACCATTAGTAAAATTAACTCCTAAATTAATTAACTTTGTTCCAGTTGGATTTGTTGTAATTCCAGAAAATCCCGAATCAATAGTGCCAGTGAATGAAGATGATGTTCCTCTAACTTGAGAAGATGTCGCTTCAAATGAATTAAACGCACCATTAGTAGTGATACCAACATAATCTTGCTGATCCTGTGTTGTTTGATTAAAATATAGAGATCTATCTCTAAAGTATTTTAAAACTTTAGTTTCGTTATCATATGAAGCCACGTATCCAATAGCTTTTCCACCACTTGCTATGGTTTGTTCAATTTTTTCACCAACAGTTGGAGTTCCAGAGACTGATGCAGTGGTAAATTTTAATGAAGATAATCCAGTAAAAGTATTATCTGTGTATATTTGCGTTGATCCAATTGATGTTGGATTTTTTATAATAGCCACTTGAGCAAAACTTGTATCCACTGGAAAATCTTTAGTGGAGTCATCAAATCTAGCATAAACCAAAACTTTATCTGTTCCTAATTCTTTGTAAATATCATACCCATGTCCTCTGGATGGTGGAATAACAGGAACTAATTTTGCACTAGTTCCTGTTGTATTTGAATTTAAAGATCCTAAATCAACTATGGCGTAAGTGTAATTTTTCCCTCCAGAAACAACCGTGGCATTAGTTATTTTTCCACCAGAGGTAGTAACTTTAACCTTACCACCAGTCCCATCTCCTAAAAGATTTACCTCTACACCAGAAGCAACCGCATAATTTGCGCCACTTTTTTCAATATAAACTGTTTTGATTTGATTTTCATAAACAGTAGAGTCTGCAGCATCTCTAATGGGTTTAATTTGAGAATCAGAAGTTGTTGTCCAATTATTAGGAACTGTTATGTATTCCGTTGAATCAAATTTAATTATATCACTGGGAGAAATTGTAAATAAATATTTCCAAATATAACCGTCTCCACTATCTCCTGCTCTAGAGGGTTCTAAGTCTGTAAAAGTTGGTTGATCTTGAGAAGTATTTCCTTTTAAATTGGTGCCACTAGACCCATTTTCAATGCAAATGTAAACTCTAAAGTTTTCATTCATCACGTAGTAATTTGCATCATATAATCTAGCCGCGTTTGTTAATGGGCTTGGATTTACAATACTATAATCATCACGATACATTTCATATCTTGTTCCCACAACCCAGTCTATTCTCCTAATTATTCTTCTAATATTAGATGAAGAGATTTTTTTGCCATAAAGAATAGTATCAATATCATGGTTAATGTTTGAAAAATTATCAATAGGTGCAGGAGGATTTGTATTCCAAGTTGTTGTTCTCCCAAAACCAACTTTTGCTGGATTAGGTAGACCAACAGTTACGTAGTAAGAATTAGACGAATTATCAAATGAATCTACAAAATTACTAGCGTTTAAAATTCTAAATTGATCAGTAACAATTGCTGACATCGTTAAACTTTTTTATGTATTTATATGCCATTATAATGATGGAATAGAATTACTAGAAAATTTTCTAATTGCTCCAGAGTTCCTGTGCCCAAATCCATTTGGAGGTATACCCCTTCTTTGAATTTCTGGTAAGGATGATAATCCTGAATCAATGATTAATCCTGTAACTCCAATTGAAATTGGATTTACTCTTGACGTAAAGTTGGTTATTCTTCCCCAAGAAACTTTACCGCGAGGAGATAATATAGATCCAACTGTATTGATTCCAGTAATATTGGTATTGGTATGTATATTACAAATTATCTCACAATTTGGTCCAATATTTGTTTTTGTTCCGACAATATAAATGTTATCCAAATAATTTGTTCCAATTCCAACAATAGATGCATTTCCACTATTGACAGAAGTTACCCCACTACCAACAACGGTTTCATATACAAAAATTGGATATCCTGGTTGTAAATCGTTGGCATCTGATGCATCAGCTCTAAAATTAATTTTTAGTGCAAGGGGATGTCCACCAACACCACTAGTTGTGCTAATTCCAGTAATAATTCCAGCAAATCCTTGAATACCACTATCAGGAATACCATTAATATATTCAGTTTTTGCCTTAGGGACATCAATAATAACTTGTGGTGCAATTGAATATCCAAAACCAGGATTAGTTATTGATACAGAGGAAACAACGCCGCCAGAAATAATAGCTTGAGCGGCCGCTGTTGTGCCAATACCAACACCAATTCTAGGTGGTGCTGATATTTTAATTGGCAAGTTAGATGAATATCCAAGTCCAGGATTAGTGATTGTTATCGCTGATATTGTTCCAGCAACGGATACGGTTGCTGTAAATGCTGCGGAAACTGGATTCGTCCCTTCAACAATTCGTGCATCAATAGTAGAAATGTTTACACCATAAGAAGAATTTAAATTTTCATTTTTAGCACCAATAATAGTGCCAATTCCAGGTCTTTGAGTCGTCTCTTCCATGATAAAGAATCTAGCATCATCTACAAATATCTCTGTGCTTGAACTGGAAATATCTCCAATAATTTTTGCCACCGGATAAACAAACGGTTCAAGAGAATCTCTATCTTTCGATACAACAATTCCACCAACATACAAATCTTTTTTCTGTTTTGACCATTCAAGTGGTCGAAATGTCTTGCTATTGATTCCTAAACCAGTATAAATATCTGTTTCAAAAAAATCAGATCCAGTAATTTCACTGATAGTGCGATTTCTATCTTGATCTGAGGTTGACGAATGTAGTGGATGTCTATTAATTTTAATAAAGTCTCCAATCTTTAGAGTCTCATTAACGTTAACAAGTCTAATATCGACTCCATTCTGCCCAAGATAGAAGAAAATATCAACATCATCTGCAGAATCAGGAGCTTCTGTAAATGTAAAACTTGTTCCACCATTAAATTGATAAGCAACACCTGGAGTTTGCAATACACCATTAACAAATATTATTAATACTGCATCAAGATTTATTGCGCTTGAAAGTGGATCAGTTGCATCAATTTCAAAACTTAAAAGTGATCCATTTAAAACTAGAGGGAATCTTGTTCGAGATCCATCTTGCAGTGAACTTATACTATCAATAAAATTCATTTCACCGAAGGACCATGATGAGATTGAATCATTAAATGTTTCAATAACTTCCAACTCAAACTCAGTAATAGGTTTATTGTATCCAATGGCGGTCACAAGACCAACTGGTTTAAATACATCACCGACTTGGAATGCGTATCCTGGTCTTGCTATTTGGAAAGATTCAACTTGAAACAAAGATGCTCCTACACCGACAATATAATCATTTTGATTTACTGGCGTTCTTAAACGCCTCTGAAGTTCAGATCCTGGACTTGTATCATAAGAAATACCACTAGAGGTAGATCCAACTCCAACTCTTCCCGATGCAGGTCCAATCTTAATATTCATCAATAAGTTTGATCCTGTACTGGTTGTTGATCCAATTCCAACTCTGGAAACACCAACTACACTTATATTTTCATAATTTGGTTCTGGTATTCTTATGTAAGGATCATTATATCCACTACCTCCACTAACTACATTAAATGAAAGTGTACCACCCGCACCAACGGTTGCAGTGATGGATGCTGCAGATCCAACATGATTTGGATCGGTAACACCAATAGAAACGGTTCCCCTATACCCAGAACCATGATTTAGATCATACCAGGGGAAAACAGTGCCAAATCCAATATATGTGTGGGGCAGTGTACTTGTCCCAACATTAGCTGTAAAAGATTTTGCAGATATAATTCCAACGATATCGTAAGAGTAGTCTAATCCTGTTGATGGAAAGTAAGATATAATTC